GTCCTGTTTGCTTTCTTCCGCTTGTCAACCATTCCTGGTGATAAGCCCGCATGCGTACCAATTCGAATTCAAAACCGCTGGGCGCATTTGCTGTAAATGTTTGTCTGTTGTCCATAATGTTTGCTTTTTTTACATCCATAATATAACACAAAAAGCCCCGCTTTCGCAGGGCTGATTGCATTTACAGATTGAAAGAAAAGCGTCTTACATTTTGACAGGAAAACAATTGTCCACCGATAGTGTAACGGTGTCAAGTGAATTGCTGTCTTCGAGGTCACCCATTTTTGCGGGCTTAAATTTATGAACCCAGGCGTTTTCAACTTGCCAAATACGAACCGGAATTGAACCGGGTGTTCCGTATGGCTTTGAAAGCTGAGCAATGGTAAAGTCCTTCATCAGCGCAATTGCTGCATTGGTGTATGATGAAAAAAACCATGTCCAAAAGAACGGATCTGTTACATCAGTCGGAACCAATTTTTCCAGCACAATATCTTGCTGAACAATTCGGCCTGGTGTTTTCTTATCACGGTCACCATCACCATGTACGTTTTTGGTGCGTTCAAATTCACCTAAATCAATCGACTGCATCAACACTTGATCAAAACCATTCAGTGTGATCAGGTAGTTAAAATTCTTTAATGGGCTTGCTATTTTTGGCATGACAGTAAATTATTAAGCGGTTGGGTTTGCACCTGAAAAATCTTTAAAATCAACACTGGCATTCACAACACCAATTTCAAAGCCAATCCATTCGGCTGCTGCAATCGGTTTTACCAGAACACGGAATTTGTAAATACCGTTATTCAAGTCATCCAGGTTGTTGAACTTCGCATCTGAAACACTGTTTGCGAATTGGTCACCTACATATGCCCAATCATAAACGGCACGCATTTCCTCTTTTGATTTTTTCAAAATAGGTTTGATTTCCTGATACAATGCACTCCACATTGTCGGGTCATTCGGATCATATTGACCGTCACGTTTAACAATTGGGTACATCATTTTGTACAACCATACCAGGTATTCAGCAATGTTGGCTTTTTGAACCAATTGGTTTTGCTTCCACATGGTTCTGTTTCCATCAATCTTCACAACGTTACCCAATTCATTATCGTAATCGATCATCACAGCGTTCACACCGCGTTGGTAAATACGGTCGTAATCTGTTTTGTTGGATGCTGCACCGAAGTCACGCAATACACGTTTGGCATTTTCAATCACACCACGTTTCAAACCGGCTACCGCAAAGTTTGAAGATTTGGTTGTGTCCTTACGTGAATAATTCACCAACAATGACATCACTTCCGAATGTTCAACTTCCAATTCTGTATCAGGATCAATTGTCACCAATCCACCTGTATACATGATTGCACGGAAGCTGTTTACAGCAACGTGGTTGTAAATGCCTTGTCCTTCTCTGTAATCAATGATGGTATCAGCATCAATATCCAATGGCGTATGCGGAACTGTTAAGATGTCCTTACGACTATCACAGTATTCAGCCAACTTTCCATCCAATGCACCTTCTGAAATTTCAGGAACTGAAATACGTACTGCATCACGGATTGTATCAGCTGCGTAAATACCGGTTCCGGCCGAAGGCGCACCAACATAATCCGCTGTTACAATATCTTCAACATCACGCGCACCAGTTGCGAATGTTGCAACCGCTGTTGGTATTGCATTGGTTACCGCTGTCAGTTTGCAAAAGTTTTTCAACTTCGCATTCAACTGATCAATTTGTTGTGCTGTTGGTTGTTTCGCAACATTTTTGATGTTGATGGTAAGTTCTGAATAACCGGCCAATTCAACTTTCAAATCAACTGTTGATGTATCACCGTTTCCGGCAACCGCTGATGTGATAACCAAGTTATCATTTGCCCACGGCCCAACTGACGTTGCTTCAAATGCTGCTGAATCACCTGCATCAGAATCCGCACCGGTCAACGTTGCCGTTGCCTTAGTTCCTTCCAATGTGTTTTTGTCTGTTGGATCAGTATAATGACCAACAGGAATGATATAAAATCTTCCACCACGGCCCAATGCATCTTGTGCCAGGTATGGGAATTGTGTTCCTGCGATTTTACCACCAAAATATTTTCTGTAATCCTGTGTAGACTGGCAAAGCTTTGCAACACCTGGTTCACCGCGTTCAGTGATTCCAAAGACAATTGCAAGCCCTTTCAATGTGCCTGATGCGATGCTGGAATAATCCACAACTTCGCCAACAACTTCTGGTGCCCCTGTTCCTAAATCCATGATTTTTTACGTTTGTAATACAATATTACAGCGTATAACAATGCACTTTTTACACTTTAAAATGAACCTTCAAAATCAACGGGAATCTCATTCAATGCTGTGTATTCATCAATGATTGGTGTAACTGTTGTTGCTTCTGGAATACCTGTTTCAATTACTTCCGGTTCATAAATAATAAGGTCAATTGCTGTATACTGGGCACGCTTATCAAGCTTACGCCCATCGGTCATATCCAACGTGCCGCGATACATAAATATAAAGAAACTACCCGCATCCGTACCGTCAGCGGCATAGGTCTTCAAATACTGCCTTTCACCTAAAACTAAACCCAATATTTCTTCCATCACGTTTTCCGTTTCCTGGTCTTCGGCTTTAAATCGGACCTCATAATTTATATCCTTTGTGCGGGATGGTTGACGTACTTTTTGGAACTTTCTTTTTTCATCGACTGGATCAATGTAATCTTCCATTGAAAATTTACCACCACCAATACTTCCTGGGTTCTGTTCCTTTTTGTTGATGTAAAATGTATTCACCGTTGTTCCTTCCCTTTCTTCCGGTGATCCTGTATTTACTACCTCAATTAGGTTTTTGCCGGCCGCTTGTAGTGTTACTCTTAGCGCAGCTTTGGCAGTTAGGTAAGCCGCTGCATCAGGGTATGATGGGAAGTCAGGAAGCAAACCACGCTTCACCAATTCCAAACGTAATACTTCATATATCCCGTTGGCTACTTCCTGTAACGTAACTCTATTTCCTATGATCATACTTTTAATCCTTTTTCAATTTGTTTTTGAAACGTGTGAATCGGTGTCCAACTTCTGGACCATTCTTCCAATGCTTCTTTCAGCGTTGGCCCCCATAATGGCCTGGCTGGTATATTGTCCGTTCCATATTCATGAATCTTCGCAAGATTAGCCACTTCAACTTGTTCACCATCTTCACTTTTTTCAAATACACCACGCTTCACACCTGCATACCCGATAAGCGATTTTGGTAAAAAATCTTCATGCCATGATGTAATACTTTGCATGTATGTTGATGTGCGTACCAATGTAAATTCGCTATGCCCTTCCGCAATCTTTCTATCCAAATACGCTTCACTTAATGGTTCCCATCCTAAATCCTGATTGGCAATGTGATCCTTTGCAATACGCTCAGCGATCAATCCAAACATGGCCGCACTCTTATTTGTGGCCTTACTCAAATTGTCTTTCAACCCACTGGCAAGTGCCAATGCAGCATTCCAATTGCCAACCTTCTTCATGCTTCCCATTACGCCTTCTCATCTTCTTTCCTGCAGAAAAATACAATCAATGCACTTTCACCCATGAAATCCGTATCATCATTTCCCCAGCGATACGGACGGTATACTAATCCTTCCCATTTGAAATAATCCGTATCACAATCAATGTCAGTTAAATTGCTTCCCTGTTCCATGAATCCTTGTGCAATCAAATAGCGATTGAAAAACCTTATTTCAATAAGGTTGCGGTCATCAACACCCTGTGCATTGTGTTCTGCATCACTGGGCACACTATTCTTTGTCACACGGCAAAGCAATGGTGTTTCTTCTGATGTTCCCGGCTTTCCGGTTCCCATGCGCGTTGCTGTTTTGGTGAACTTCACCAACGTCACGGTATCTTTATGGAATGTATCTGTTACGTCACCCAACGCCCCAAATACTTCTTCTTTTTCTTCTGGTGATAATAAATCCATGATTAACAATCTGTAAATGGTACATTCATCATTGGCAATGGCAATGAAAGCGATTCCAACACCCATTGACCATCAATACGCATATCCAAACTGAACATCATTTGGTTTGCTTTACGCCCGGCATCCATCATCAAGTTTTTCAGCAAATCATTTGCTGTCATCAATAACCGGCTGGCATCAGTTCCTTTCAATGAATCCCATTCCGCTTCCGCTTCACCAGCTTTTGCCTTCACAAGTATTTTTGTACCTGTTGCCGCACCACCGTTTGTGCCTTCCTGATTGATCAGGATTTTTCTTTTCAGTAAATACACGGCCACCATATCGGAAGTCATACTTCTTTGAAGGGGATTGTATTTGGTTTCATCCATCATATCATCCACGGCCACTTCAAATGGCGTGTGTAATTCTGCAAATACCTCTGCAGTGTATTCATCTATCAGTGTAGAATTATCGACACTGGTTGCCAAAAAAGGTACTTTATTGTATACCATTTTTTGAATTGTTGGAAGTGCTATTGCCATACTCGAATATAAACAAAAAAGCCCCAGTTACGGGGCTTTATATGGTTAGGTTTGCATAGTGTTTCGGTTGTTCCTGTTATTTCGGTTACCAGGTCGATTGTGATGGTTTTGAATCGGTGGTTTTTCTGACTGTTCTTTCAAACCGTCTTCTTCCGCTTCTTCAACCTTCTTTTCAATAACCGTCTTCGGTAGCACCGCATTTTCAACCTTCTTAGTTGCGATCAATCCAGCCTTACGCAGCTGTTTGATGTGGTCCGTTTCTTCGCAAAGAAGTGTTTTACTTCCCCGCAATACTTCACCATTCACCTTTAATGAATGGCCACCATCCTTTAATGATACTTCAACTATGTTGGTCATGATGATTAAGATTTAGGTGCGTCTTCTTCTTTGGGTGCCCTCAAAGATTCGCGGTATGCTTTCACATCTTCATCTTCTGCAGCAATGATGTGTTCACCACGCCTTGCAGCTGCAACACGTTTTGTGTTGTCCATCAATTTCACCTGGCCTTGTGTAAGTTTACGGCTATCTTCTTTTGATTGTGAAGGATCCCAAAACATGGATCTTCCTTCATTCAGTTTAAAATACTTTTTGTCTGATGCTTTTTGTTCTTTGACTGCCATGACTGTAATTTTTATGTTGTACTAAGATAGAAAAAAAGCCGGTTATATTCCGGCTTTTTCCCTTTTAAATTTTCTATTGGTTAAACTTCACCGAAGCTTTCATTCAGCCTTTCATCAATGTCCATGTAATCAGGGAATCCAGTTGAAGAGAATGCCAAATCTTTATCCAATGCAATACGTGCATCACGTTTCACAATTGCAAAGTTAATCCAATCGGATACAAACAATTCTTCTGTTTGGTTACGTGGGTTCCTTCTGCGTTCTGTCATCATACCGCGGTAAGCCAATTTCACCATTGCTTGTTCCTTATTCAGGAAGATGCTTTGGTTGCCTGGTACGTTCCAGTTGTCAGCCGGTACACCCATGTAATCTGCTGGCAATTTTTCTTCACGCGGCACCAATGCGGCATTCAAATCCAGGTTGGAATCATCTTCACCCAAAATCATCCGTGTAACTGGACGTTTCAAACGTGCCATACGGGTTCTGATTCTGCGGAAATCCATTGTTTTCAACGTGTTGATGGTTTCAACACCAATCACAGGGATTGATTCAGAACCGTCAGTTTGTTCACCGTTGATCAGGATGGACATTGCCAGGTTATCCGCTCCAATACTCATGTCGTTACCTACTTCACCCAAAAACAAGAACATCATATCCAGCGTTGAAGCAAGGATCAATTCATCAGTGATCACAAAACCGGTTCCGATTTTGAATACACTTACATTCTTCTTTCCGAATTTCAGGGAACCAACACCGATATCACCACCTTCTGCAATCTTTGACGGCATCCCATCACCTCTTTCGATACGTGGCATGGTCAAATTTTGTTGGCTCATATTCTGTGTACCTGCAATCCAGTTTGGATGCAATGCAGCATGTTGATAACCGGTTCTTACTGCTTCCGCAATCACTTCTGGAATGATAAAACGGAAATCTGTTGGAATTGACTTCACACTGTTTGGTGCATTGTTGAAATTGGTGCGGTCAATCATCAATTCTTCAATGTTTTTCACAGAAAGGTTATCAGTTCCAAACCTACGGCCCAAATCATTCATTGAATAATCTGAGGTATAAACACCCACGGCCTTCAACCAGCCTTGCATGTTCAGCCCGTAAAATGCCATTGTAGCATCTGAAAAACTGATGTCCATTGGTTTCATTTTGTTACCAAATGAATCTTCACAGTTACCTTTACGGGTATCAATGATTTCTTTTGATAAATCCCCAAAGCCTTCTTCAAGGGTTTTTTGGATGTCTTTTGGATCTTCTAATCCTGCAGATGACACACCTTTACTGATTTCAAGGTTGTGTTTTTTAACGCGCTCTAATGATAATTTAGTGGCCATGTCGTTGTGTTTTTAGTCTTTTACGTTATAAAGCAGGATTATGAACCTGTACCAATTTTGATTTGTGATTTAAGAACCAAAATGCGGATTTCATCATTGGCATTTCCACCACTGAAAACAATTGCATCAGCGTATTCACCATCAGCGGCCGCAACCACTTCTGGAACACCTGTTGTGCTGTTTCTGTTTCCATTGTAGCGTACCAATGTGGCTGCTGCCAAATTTCCGCCAATTGCTTTTGCCAATGAATCACACAGAATGTTTGCACGTACTGATAATTCTTCACCGGCTGCATTACCAACGTGAACAACACCGATTGCAAATTGGCTTCCCAGCGTCTTTGCTTTCACTGAATTGTTTGCACTGATATACACACCCTGGCCCTGATACAATGTATTTGCATCTTCGCCATTAAGTACGTTCAAGAAAACACCGTAACTTTCGTAAATGCGATGTAGGGTTTTACTTTTCGGTTGGATGGATTCTGTTCCCATTTTACTGTATGATTAAAAGTTTTTTTTCGTTTTAAAATTTTGCTTCTTCTTCCTATTAACCCCTTACCATTGATGACAAGTGCGGGCGTTTCACTGATGCTGGTTTTGCATCATCTTTATCCTCAGTTGTAAATGTGCTGCGAATTGAAACTTTGCTGCTGTTACATTCTTCGCAATGTGCTTCGAACTTCTCAGCTGTTCCCTTTGCAAACAGATTCAAGAATGTGTTAAGTTCCTTTTCATCTGCTTTGCTGAATTTCTCCAACAGGTCTTTATCTTCTGTTTGGTTTTCGGCCAATGTTGTACGGTATAAACGTTCAACCTCTTTGCGCATTTTACCAATTGCAGTTTCTCCCAATTTGATCATTGGTTCTGCATCAGTAAATTTCTTTTCCAATTCACCTTTATCCTTTTTCAATGCTTCAACTTCTTTTGTCAAAGTTTCGTTGGATGTTTTCAATGCCGGGTCAACTCCTTTTTCTTTCAACTCTTTCAACTCAGTACCTAACTCAGTCACTTTTGTAAGTGCCTCAGTCATGGTTTTGTGTTCAGTGTCTTTTACAAGTTTCATTGAAGCAAACTGTGCAAGATGTGTTGCAGTTACTTCATCCGTAGCTTTCAATCCAAGTGCTACTTTTACGGCTTCTAATAATTGTTTGTCCATGATTTCTGTTTGATCAACTTGTTGTTTCAAATTTATATTGTCTTTCCTAAAAGAATACGAGGCGAAATAGAAATGCTCTTTTTGGTATGCATTTTTGGTGTAATCATTCACCTGTTCAAACACCGCGCCTTCATCAATGTTTATAAGCTTTCCATCGGGTCCGTACATCTTCGCAAATGGGTCTGCACCCATCCACAAAATTGATGATTCATGAAAGTCGATTATCTCAATTGCTTTTCGCGCAATCATCCGCTTATCAGGGCCAATCTTGCCAATGTTGCGTTCAAAATCATCCGCATCCGTAAAATCATCGTGTGTTGGTTCCCATGCATATTCCACGGTTACTGAATTCGAATAAATTGCAGGAACAGGAAGCAAAAGTGAACGGGCCAATTCTTCATTTCTTTTTGCATCAATCAGGTACACCACATCAATACCACCAGGCACAATAATGTTTCCCTGCATTGTGGCTGGTGACCAACTGGCAGCTTCAACAACTCCAATGTTGTTCAATGCATATTGCCAATGTTCTGTGAATGCTGTTTTTCCAATAAGCTTTGGAATGGATGCGCGTAATACGCTTTCATTTGTAAAATCTGTTGCACGCCATGTTCCACCGGCCACAACTGTTGCACTCAATGCACGGAATGGAACACGTATCAAATCTTCCGCCTTCGGGGTGTACAATTGTTCACCTGTTACATCTTCTTCACCGGACGTATCCGTTTTAGCAAACGACTGTTTCCATTTAGCATTGTCAGGTGCCTTTAATGCTCCCAGGCTAAAATGTGTTTTCAGGTACAAGTCTTTTCCCTGTTGTTCCGTCTGTATGATACTTCCTTCAATACCTAACTTGATTTTGTGGGTGCCGGTGATCTTTGCCATAACTGTAATTTGTATAACTCAAATATCGCGTTTTGGCATACA